ACCATTGATACGCTCCCTCAATTACCTACAACCTTCACTACATCAGAATTGTATATTTCTACAATCTCTGATGATAGTTTAACGGGATGTTCTGGTAAGACTTGGAAAGTGCACTTGTTTGAATGTTTAGACACTAAGACAGGTGAATATGATATAAACAAATTAAACTCTAAGATTGATTTGTTAATCATGATAGACCAACGTCCACCTAAAACTTCTGGAGGTTCACGAGGTACTGACCATTACAATGATAAGATGTTAGACACTAAGTCTAAAGTTGAAACCATGATAACCGAAATGGGTATCCAAACCGGGAAGAATGGTAAGTTATACGGTGGTCATTACATGATGAGGGAGTACGTCAAAACCAAAGAAGGTAAGTTTGTGATGAAAACTACTCAAGACGCTAAAGATAAGAAAGATAAGAAGAAGAAAGATAAGAAGTAATCCAAACTAAACCTCATTCACATACCTTAATTAAGGAGGGGGAATTTAATCCTCCTCCTTTTTTAATATGTACATATTCTCACACACACACACAAAACACAGCATTTAAATAAAAGGGAGCAATGAACAATAATGATGTCTATAATTAATTGCAAGAGTAAATGCCTATGTGGGCGAAAAGCTGTTGGCATTACTATAACGGCAACAAATGTTTATGCTGGTATATATGAGATAAAAAAGGAAACGCCAGTGTGCGAGTATCACCTCGATAAAGCAAAGAAAATGAATTTACAAACAAAAAAGG